GCGACCCTCAGCTTGGGAAGCTGATTTCAGAAACATATATAAATATTTGATTTTCAGACAAAAGCAAAGGATTACGCACCATCAAAAGACAAGTTTTAGAATATTTATTCAAACATAGACCCCTCTCCGAATATTATCCATTCCAATGAAATCCCATAATCATAAACAAGATAATATATCCATTCGGGCTTCAAAACACTACGGTCTGGATTTTTTCTCACATTTGCTATATTAGTACGAGTTATATTGTGCTTCCTCGTGAATGTTTTAAGCCCACGAATGCGTTTCTGTGCTTTGAGCATATCAATAGCTTCAAAGAAACGTTTAGTTATAGCGATTCCTTCTTTAGAAATTTTCATGACTCAAATTTTAGTCTTTGAAATCCATAGATGATTACATATTTGTCTTTATAATCGCTTCATACATCCGAGTACATGGAATACATGTCTTATCATATTTTTCGGTAGTTCTTGTATTCCGTATTCAGGAGATCTGTTTGTTGGAATTAAAGAATAACTATCTGGGTTGGATGCAGGACCTATCCTTTTTATAGTTCTCATATTGTTGGTTGTGACAATAGCGTAAACCTCACCATAAGGTAGAAAAGAAGCATCCTCTATTTCCTTTAGAGCTATTATATCGCCATGTGTTATTTCGGGCTCCATTGAATGTCCAGTGACATTGCACCAACATGTAGCTTCGTTGTACTTCTGAAAGTTAATGAGGTATTCGGGCGTGGTAGTCTGATCGTTCAGAACGATGTCGAATCCGCCGATGAAATCGACATTGTAATAAGGCACACCTTGTGTGTAGCTTTTTTGTGGAGTTAGCGCATTCCATTCTGATTCATGAACCATGCCTATGTTGCTACTGAGGGTGTATTGCTTGCTTTTTTGTTTTTCTTCCTCCTTAATCATCGGGACATCCGCTCCTGATAGCCACCCTGTGGTAAGGTTAAATTTTTCCTCCAGTATCTTTTTATACGAATCCTTAAAGGATGTCACTCCGTTCTCCATTCTTGAATACGTGTTTTGACCGACTTCAAGAATGGCAGCCATTTGTCGCTGTGTGAGATTCTCGTGAGTCCTCAGCAACTTCAGTCTTAAAACAGGATTAGTATCCATAAAAATCAATTTATTATCCCTTTTAAGGATATTTAATGAATAAAATATCCATTTTATCCAAATAAGGGATATATTTGCACTATAATAATAATCTTAACGAAGCAAAGATAATGAAAGCCGTAGTAAAATCAAACATTCTGCCCGATAATGGGATAAAAATGACCTTGAAGGACTATTATGAATCTCTTCCCAAAACCACCAGCCCCAAGACCGAGTTTTTGAAGAGGGTTGTGGACGAGTGCGGAGTATCGTTCGGCACTGCGATAAACTGGGCAAAACGTGGTATGCACCCAGCGGACGAGAAGCACCTTCCCACGCTGTCGAAACTGACCGGAATCCCCGAAGAAGAACTGTTCGATTAAGAGTCATAAAGCGATGGAAGACATGGAATTTTACATGGCGGACGGTGAGTTGCTCTGTCAATATCCAGACGGTAGCGTGAAGCCAGTTACTGATAGCGACACAGACTTCATCCGAGAGATGGTAGCCACTATAAGGGAGTGGTATCCGGGAGCATACAATGCCCTATCGGAATGTTACAGCAGAAGTGTGAACAATGTTCCTTACTTCCATTACCTGATGGTGCGGCGTTTCTTGAAGTGCAACTTCGGTAACCTTGACCACACGGCGTTGGACATACAACGGACGGGTAAGTTCAACTTCGAGAAGGTGCATTGCCCGTTGAGGGGCGAGTGCCGCTACGAGGGTGAAATATGCGGAGCAAAGTTCAACAGCCGCCTATCCGCAGCGGAGGTTAGGGTAATGCGCTTGGTGTACGATGGAATCAGCAACGACGAGATAGCAGAACGACTGTATATCTCCCCTCACACGGTAAAAAATCACATAAAGTCTGTATATCTGAAACTTGGGATTCACGAGAAATCCGAATTTATCCAGTATGCACACAATAACAACCTTTTTAATGATTAACTATGTTAAATGAAGCCATTTTAAAGATTGTACTAAACGACAAAACATTTAGTCAACGAGAAGCTGAAAAAATAGTAGGAAGCCGAAACCGACTATTTGAACTAGTTGGGAATGGGTCTATCCGTGCAGAGAAGAAACCGTCAGATAGACAAAACGGAAGATGGTATTGTAATGCTTACGATGTAATCAAATTCGCCTGTATAAAATAAGCCCCTTAATAACATGAACACAACCTGTATTATCCCACGGTCAACAATCGAGAAACGATACGACAAGGCAAGGGAAGATTTCAACGACCAATACGACAACTCCCCTTACAAATTGAAATGTAAGGAATTTTATATAGGAGGCGGGGTAGAAAACTACGAGGTCGCCAGCCAGATACTATCGATGAACGAGGAAGAAATAGCCAAATCCTACCTCGAAGATTGCGACCCGAAAGACTGGCAGAGCATGCGTCGATACCGGGAAGACCTCATGTGCGATGCCACGGACATCTACAAAACGGCTATCGCTATGGTAAAAGCCGATATTCAGAAACTAAAAAACATACAGGACGAGGTAGAAAGTTTTCTTGACGACCATATAGGAGAAAACATGGACGGTCATTATCTCGACGGAGATATAAACTATGAAATAGATTTGATCGACAAAAACGCCGACGTCCGCATTCATTACGACGCATACAATCACAAGGAGTGGGACAACGGCGACTATTTAACGCCACGTTCCGACAGTGGCTACATCGATACGGAATACACGGTAACCGTATTCGACGAATGTGGAAATGAAGAATTTGAGTTTAACGGTAATTTCCAAATATAACAGTCATGATATTCTACAAGTTATTTACCCTGCTCGCCATACTGCTTATGCTTTCCTCGATATTCGGGGTAGTCGCTTCGCTCATCAACGCCAACCTTTGGCAACTGGTGATAAGCATATCCCTGTTCGCACTGTCGTCGATGGCTCTTGCAGGGCAACAACAAACCGATAAGAAATAAATTATAGTTCCATATAAATCAAGCATATTCACCGCCCGTCCGGGAGGATATGCGGTGTATAAAAGAAACATAACCCTTTAAACAAAAAAATATGTCAGAGTACGAAGTATTACAGGTTCAAGCACAGCCACAAGTCATGCAAATAGACGTCCTCGAACGGGCAAATGTAGATTCGCAAGTAGCCACGGCCAAGCAATATCCGAGAGACATTAGGCGGAGTATAGATAACTCCATCGTCATGGCGACAATGGACAAGGAGACGGCTCAATCCTGCGGTTATGCCCTTCCACGGGGAAATAAACCCATTACCGGCCCTTCTGTCCATCTTGCCAAGATAATCGTATCGAATTGGGGGAACATGCGTACAGAGGCCAAAGTCGTACAAATTACCGATCGTCAAATTATAAGCCGGGGTACGGCGTGGGATTTGGAAACGAATGTGGCAAGCGCATTCGAGGTTCGACGGTCCATAATCGACAAGTACGGCAAACGGTATTCCGACGACATGATAACCGTAACCGGCAATGCGGCCAACGCAATAGCCTACCGCAATGCTGTTTTTTCGGTCATACCCAAGAGCATAACGGATAAAGTCTATCGGTCAGCGCAGAATTTTATAACAGGCGACCTGTCAAACGAAGACAAACTCAAAAAAGCAAAAGCAGAATGGATTGAATTCTTCAAGAACGAGTACAACATCACCGAGGAGGAGATTATAAAATTGTGCGGCAAGCAGACTATCACCCAGATACGAAGCAATGAGATTGCCCTTCTTTCCGGTATTCATCAATCCCTCAAAGATGGAGATACGACGGTAGATGAGATTATGAAGCCATACCGAGGCACGAAAAGCAGCAAATTCAAAGATATAGCCGGAGAAGCAGCCGGTGTCAAAGAGGGAATCAATCAGGAAGGAACTAAACAGACACTGTTCGACGATGGAAGCGCAAAGGACTCTTGAATGGTACAGGAAACGCCTCGGTTGTTTCACGGGAAGCCGCATAGGCGACCTGATGAAAACAAATCGGAGTGGCAACGGGGTCGGAGAATGCGCCATGAACTATATTTACCAAGTAGCGGGAGAGCGCATGCTCAACCCGGCTATGATAAACGACGATGGTTTTTTCTCCGACTATATTACCCAGACCGACATATCAACCAAGCAAATGCGATGGGGAACGGAGAACGAGCCCGATGCCCGGCACATATACGAACTTAAAACAGGCCGCCGTGTCGTCGAGGTAGGACTATGCAAACACCCCACCATCTCCCATTTCGCAGCCAGCCCCGACGGATATTATTACGATGAGAATAAGCGGGAGAAAGGGGTAATCGAGATAAAAAGCGTGGGAACAGCCACATATGCCAAATACTTCCACAAGATAAAGGATAACGATACCCTCCTGTCCACGGAGCCTAAGTACTATTACCAAATCATGTCCGAACTCATGTGCGTTGAAGCCGATTGGTGCGATTTCATCGTATATAACCCGTTCGAGAAACCCTCCATGTTTATCAGACGGATATATCCAGATGATAACACCTTCAAGAAGATAGCCGAAAGGATATGCGAAGCCGATGAATTAGTCAATGAAATAATCAATTCATGAAAGACTATGAAATACGGTCAATCACCAGCCTGCTGGAAAGAGCGGCAAAAGCTCTTGAACAATCGGACGACTACCGGCATAAAGAGCTGGCAAGATTGATGAGAAATAAAGTCAGACAAATAAATAAGAAATACAATGGATAAAAACGAGATTTTAAATAGCAACAGTGATGTCCGCATGAATGTGGCATGGAATCCCAAGTTAAAAGAAGTTTTAACCGATAAAAAATAAAAGCGATGTTTTACGAAATCAAACTGAAAGTAGAAAAAGAGAACAGCAAAGGAGAGATGAAAGAAGTCGTCGAACACTTCATCACCGATGTAGAACTATTTGCCGAGGCCGAAGCCAAAGGACTGGAACAATACAACGGAAATTGCGATGTATTCTCTATCACCCGCTCGAAAGTCATCGAGATAGTCAACGAAAAGGAAGAAGACAAGCCCTTCTACAAAGCCACGTTGATAGACATATTCATCGACGACAACGGCAATGAAAAGGAAACGAAGTACTACAACCTCGTTTGTGCCAAAGACATCACCGAAGCCAACCGCCTCATGCAGGAACACATGAGACAAGGTCTTAAAGACATGCGTTTGGACGGAATCGTGAAAACCAAAATCATAGACCTGATATAAGACATAATGTTGGAATTCCCGCAAGCCGAGCCGGGTACGTGGTCGAGCACCATACGGTAGTAGGAACTGCGGGGAGAAATTAGCCATAAGTGTTTTAGTTGGTATCGGCAGTGTCGGAATTGGTATACGATAAAGTGTAGCTCTTATAGATAGGTTGGCAATGGCACAGCTTGTATAGGCGTAGCCGTAAAATAAAAATTACCGCTTGACAATTCTCCTCCGAGTTTAGGCATACGAAAGTATCGCACAGTGAGCGCAACCTCACAATTAAAACTACTAAGTGAAAGTCTTAGAAAAACTCCTATCATGCGGGTTCGAATCCCGCCTGCCGAACAGAAAGAGAAAAAGATATGCAATTAAAAGTCTTTACAGCATTCAGTGGATATGACAGCCAGTGCATGGCACTCGACAGGCTCGGAGTCGGTTACGAGCTGGTCGGCTGGTCGGAAATCGATAAGTACGCCATACAAGCCCATAATGCCGTATATCCACAGTACCGAGACAGGAACTTCGGGGATATATGCCATATAGACTGGGACAAAGTTCCCGACTTCGACCTGTTCACATATTCTTTCCCCTGCACGGACATTTCAACGGCCGGAAAGCAGGCGGGATTGGAGAAAGGCAGCGGCACACGCAGCAGCCTGTTATGGGAATGCGAGAAAGCGATAGAGAACAAAATGCCGAAATATCTGCTCATGGAGAATGTAAAGTCCCTTACCGGACGGAAATACAAGTGTTTTTTATCGGCATGGGAACAATACCTTTCCAAATTAGGGTACACGAACCACACGAAGGTTCTGAATGCGAAAGACTACGGTATTCCCCATAACAGGGAAAGAGTATTCATGATTTCGACACGAGACTCGGAATCGTATTATTTTCCGGAACCCTTGCCCCTTGAAAAGAGATTGAGGGACATTCTTGAATGCGACGTGGACGAAAAGTATTTTTTGAGCGAGAAGATGATAAAAGGTTTCATAAGACACAACATCGCTCACAGAAAAAAAGGAACGGGCTTTTTATGGTTACCTAAAACAGGTGATGGCACAGCCAATTGTCTGAGGGCTAACGGAGCGTTAACTCCGACCGACAATTCGATAATCGCCGGGGAATATTCGGAACCCGAGATAATACAACGCAGCAGAGGATTCAACAAAGGAGGCACATACACGATATGCCCTGCGATAACAAGCAACTCGTGGCAGGAAAATAACTTTCTGTGTCGGGAAAAGATAAGAAGGCTGACACCGAGAGAATGTTTCCGGTTAATGGGTGTCAGCGAATCGGACATAAACAAGATTCAAAATGCGGGAATAAGCGACAGCCGGCAATATGTGATGGCAGGTAACAGTATCGTCGTAGATGTCCTTTTCCACATATTCCGAAAGCTGTTCACGGACAAATCATGCGAATCGATACAAAAGAAACTTTTCTGATAAAAAGACAAAATATAATGGAAGAACAAGCCACATATAACAGAAAACTCAAATACGATGTAGTGATAGGGATAGACCCCGACGTTGAGCGTAGCGGACTTGCCATACTTGGACAGTACGACATGAAGCTGACGGTTAACAGCCACCCGTTCCCGGAGTTGTTGGAAATCGTCCGTTCGGTGGCGTTCGAAGGTGCGGAACTCGGCCATGCCACCGTGGTATATGTCGAGGCAGGTTGGAGAAACAAATCCAATTGGCACTTGTCACCGAAAGACACACGGGCGAGCGCAGCCAAGAAAGGCGAGCACGTAGGCCGAAACCAAGAGACCGGTCGCAAAATCGTCGAAATGCTGAGGCATTACGGAATAAAAGTCATAGAGCAATCTCCTTTGCGCAAATGCTGGCAAGGTAAATACGGCAAGATCACCCATGAGGAATTGAAGCGGTTGTGCCAGATGAGCGGGATAGAGTTTAACAGACCCCGCAGCAACCAAGAAGAAAGGGACGCAGCCCTTCTCGCTATCACCTGCTCCGGATTGCCCATTAAATACAAAGTCGTTGAATCAAACTTTAATAAGTGATATGGACTTGCAAGAATTAAGAGAGCGACAAAGCTGGACCCTTCGCCAAAAGATAGACCACAGCCTCGGTGTGATAGACCAATTCGTATCACGTCTAAACGGTCAGGTTTACGTTGGGTTCAGTGGCGGAAAGGACAGCACCGTACTACTTGATTTATGCCGTATCATCAAACCCGATATAAAGGCAGTTTTCTGCAATACGGGCAATGAATATCCCGATATAGTCAGGTTCGTCCGAGAACTTAAAAATACAGAAGGATATGACATTGAGATTATATATCCAACATTAAAGCCTGCACAGATATTTGAAAAATATGGATTCCCAATTATTAGCAAAGAGGTAAGCGAAGCTATATATGCAGGGAAACACAACCCTTTATCGGTAAAGGGGAAGGCCGCCTTAGGGTTATTAAGAGGGCGTAAATTTAAGGGTGAAATTCCTTTAAAATATAGAAAATTTATTCGATCGCAATTTGATATAAACAATAAATGCTGTTACGCTTTAAAGAAACAACCGTCACGTATGTATCAAAAAAATACAGGGCTATATCCCATATTGGGGACTATGGCATCAGAGTCAAGATTAAGGCAGCAAAGTTACCTAAGACAAGGAGGTTGCAATTCTTTCGACGGGAAAACGATAAAGTCATTACCTCTATCTATCTGGCTTGAAGAAGACATTTGGGCATACATAAGAGATAGAGGGTTGAAAATTTCAGACATATACCATAAAGGAGCCAAACGAACCGGTTGTATGTTCTGCGGATATGGTTGCCAATTCAAAGACGACAACCGGCTTCAACTTTGCTATGAGTTATACCCCAAGATGTACAATTACTTCATGAACTATACGAACAACGGCGTTACTTATCGAGAAGCGATGAGAAAGGTATTAGCTGTAAATGGGCTGTTTCTCCCAGATGAAAAGCCAAAAACACTTTTCGATTGAAATAAGAATCTAAAATAAACAAATGATATGACAGCAGAAGAATTTATAAAATCGGTAAGCGCAGAAGATTGCGCAGGCGGGCATATATACCGTAGAGTTTCAGAAGATGATGCCTTAAAAGCTATTGAGATGACAAGACTCGAAAAATCGCAGACATTTGTCGGTATGCAGGGCTGGATATGCCCTAAATGCGGTAGAGTTTATTCGCCAATGACATCTATGTGCACATATTGCCACAACGAAAACATCATAAATTCACCTTATTGTGGTATGTAAATTTTAGTATTATGAGCGAACAGGTATTATCAATAGAACAAATGCTATGAAAACGAACCAACTGATGAAAAGAAAGATGGGTGAATTTAACGTAACCCAGCGGACAAAAGACGGATTTTTTTGCGCCACAGAGCTGTTGAGGCAATGGAATGAATATGCAAATCTAAATAGGGGGAATTCCCCCCATTTAAAGCAAAAGGATTTGAAAGAGTTCTTTTCCAATAAAAACACAAAAGAATTTATAGATGCTTTGTTGGAGGAAGAAAAATTGAATACGGAGAATCTTGCGTATTTAAAATCAAGAGGTAAAAGCGGAGGAACATGGATGCACCCTGTATTGTTCGTCAAATTTGCGATGTGGCTAAATCCAAGATTTGAAGTGCAAGTAATCAAATTCGTCTATGACGAGATGATAAAGTACCGCAACGAAGCCGGCGATGCCTACAACAAACTAGGCTCGGCCGTTTCAAAGATCGTTCGGAAAGACTTCATGCCCCAAGCCATGCAGAAAGTAGGCGAAGCGTTGAACTGGATTGTGTTCAACGAGCATGAAAGGAATATCCGCAACCAATACGGCGAAGAAAAGAAACAGCGGGAATTGTACGAGCTGGAAAGAAAAGTCGCCGACCTTATCAACGAGGGCTTTATCAAGAGCTACGACCAAATGATAACCTATCTGAAAAACGTTTACCGGCACAAGTACCTGCCGGCTGTATTCTCATAACCCAGAATTGTTAAAACAAGAATAGCCATGATTATAGCCAAGCAAGTTATATCCTCCATTATCGAGGAAAAGAAAAAGAATAACAAGGAGCCCTCCACAGCGAGCTTTACCGAGATACAGTCGGTGGTTATCCAGTCGCTTAAATCCGAGATAAACGAGCTATGCAAAACCGGTGAGATTGACAAGCACAAGACCCTGAACGGGTGGGCATTTTCAATCACTGAAACCACAAATTAAAAAATGTTTAATCATTTGATTTACAGATGTTTATATTTTTCAAAAAGTAAATAATATATTAAATTTACCATGTAATAAATAAGAACAATTATGAGCACAATCTTACAGTTTCCCAACCGTTTCACGTCAGTGGAAATTGTCATATTATGAGTAAAATTCATGAGTTTATAAAAAGAAAATAGGAACTAAATATACATGGGACGAAATAGAAAAATGGGATTGGACTATTTTCCTTTTGACATAGACACATTTCAAGATATAAGAATACGAAAGTTAATCAAGTATCAAGGCGGTAAAGCTATGACGGTATATGCTCTCCTGCTATGTCTTATCTACAAGGGTGGGTACTACATGATGTGGGACGAAGAGTTGCCCTTCATTATTTCGGAACAGACCGGGTTTGAAGAGGCATATATATCAGAAGTGATTAAGAGCTGTCTGGCACTGGGGTTATTTTCCAAAGAATTATTTGAAATGGAACATGTGCTGTCATCGAAAGGAATACAGGAACGATACAGGGACATTTGCAAACAGATCAATCGGAAATGCGATTTTGTCGAATATTCCCTTATTTCTTCCGAGGAAAAACATATTTCCTCCGAGGAAATGCCTATTTCTTCCGAAGAAATGCCAATAAACTCTGAGAAAATACCACAAAAGAAAATAAAAGAAAAAGAAAAAAAAGAAATACTCTCTAACGAGAGTATAAAGAAAAAAGCGGCGTCCGCCGCCACGCACGAAAGGAAAGAAGTCTTTTATCATTCCCTTATCCCTTATGCCGACAAGTACGGGAAAGAAATGCTTCGGGCATTCTTCGACTATTGGTCGGAGATGAACGCCTCCCAAACGAAAATGAGATTCGAGAAACAGCCCACATGGGAGCTCTCCAAGCGGCTCGCCACATGGGCAAACAACGAGAAAAAGTATGAAAAAAATAGAAGAGCTGCTACCGGAAAGACTAAACAGGAGCGAGTTGAAGAGTTTGCAAAAGCCATCGCCACCAAGCTGGCAACGGGAGATACTGGCAACCTACAAGACGGGGGAGAATCTGCTCTGCCTTTTTAGCCCCGACAATCAAGGCCGCTATTGCCAGAGCCTCGAACGATGCTTTATCGGCAAAGCTCCGAGCATAGCCCGTGTATCGAGGACGTTCGGGGGCCACATCGCCGAGTCGTGGCTGGAAATACAGCTTCTCGACCTAGCCGAATTTTCGGGAGTCCGCAAGGACGGAATGACGGAAAAGGAATACGAGGAGATAGCCCGTATCATCATCTCCGGCTATGGTGATTTCAAGCTCACCGAGTTCATGGTATTCTTCCAGCGGTTCAAACAGGGGCTTTACGGGACGTTCTACGGAGTTTTCGACCCTATGGTGATAACAAGGTCTCTTCGAGAGTTCAGAGCCGACAGGGAGAAACTATTGCGGTTCTATGAGGACAAGAAACGGCAGGAGGAAAAGGAACGGGAGAGAGAGCTACGTGAAAAGGAGAAAGCGACACCCGATCAGATTCAAGAAATTATCGACAAATACAGCAAAAAGGAAAGTTAAGTATGAAAGACATAGAGCTTTACAACGATTCGTTCCAGAATTATAAAGTCTATGGGCTGCCAAAAGCGCAGCTGATTATAGCAGATGTGCCGTATAATTTGGCGAATAACGCCTACGCCAGCAACCCCGCATGGTATATCGACGGAGACAACAAGAACGGCGAGAGCGACAAGGCAGGAAAGCAATTCTTTTCGTCCGACAGCGAGTTTCGTCCGGCAGAGTTCATGCACTTCTGTTCAAAAATGCTCGTGAAAGAGCCGAAAGAAGCCGGCAAATCCCCCTGCATGATACTGTTTTGCGAATACGAACAGCAGTTCAAATTCATAGAGTTAGGCCGCAAATACGGGTTAAATCACTATATACCGCTGGTTTTCCGCAAGGACTTCTCGGCGCAAGTATTGAAAGCAAACATGAAGGTCGTCGGCAACTGCGAATACGGTCTTATCCTTTATCGGGACAAGTTGCCCAAATTCAACAACAACGGGAGAATGATATTCAACTGCTTCGACTGGGTGAGGGACAACACCACGCCCAAATGCCACCCTTGCCAGAAACCTGTCCCGCTTCTCAAACGGTTGATAGAGATATTCACGGACAAGGGCGATGTTGTCATTGACCCGTGCGCAGGAAGCGGCACGACCCTGTATGCGGCAGCCTCATTGGGAAGAAAGGCATATGGTTTCGAGGTCAACAAGCAATTTTATAACGACGCAAATGAAAAGGTCTTGAAAAGAATACAAGTCAGTTTATTTCAATAAATTATAAAAATCATACAGATATGGGAGAAATAGAACTTATGAAAGGAGGAGAGCAATGATTGAACGATTAAAATGCTGTATCAACATTCTGTTTGCAAAGCAATATATCGTTTTTACGGCAGACAAATACAAGATAGGTAAGTTCGGATCAGGATATATCCGTACAACTAATAAAGCATTCTTACAAGCGGATATTGAGGTTATAGAGGAAATAGACAGTCATCTAGTTGAAGTTAATGAGAAAAATTGATAAACAATGAAAATAGAAGATATTGAAAAAAGGTCATTAGAATATGCCAAAACAGCAACCCCATCTTGTGTCTTTGGAGATTTTGATAAGTACGCAGTAGCTGATGCTTTCGAGCATGGTGCAAACTGGCGGATAAATTCAGTGTGGCATACTACTGCCGATATGCCTACGAAAAGTGGTTATTTGGCTGTATTATGTCACAACGGAATTATGGAAACATGTCATCATACCATTGGAATTGGTTTTCTTGAAAAAACATTACAGGGGTATTCAAAATGGGCATATGTAGAAGACTTGTTACCAAATAAACAGGAGGAATAGCAATGAGAAAAACGATATTAGATGCCTGTTGTGGGGGAAAGATGTTCTACTTCGACAAACATGACGAAAGAGTTCTTTTTCAAGACATTCGAAAGGTCTCTACTCATTTATGCGATGGTAGATCATTTGAAGTAAATCCCGACATACAAGCCGACTTTACAAATATGCCATATGAGGATAAATCTTTTTCGATGGTAGTTTTCGATCCGCCTCACTTATTAAGGAATGCTGGAAAGTCAAAGATGGCAGATATGTACGGACGTTTGAACGAAAAAGCATCGCCAACAGGCTACCAACAAATTAAATACGGAGCTCTGTATTCAGATTGGCGTGATATGCTGGCAAAGGGATTTAAAGAATGTTTTCGAGTCCTGAAACCCGGAGGATTTTTGATTTTCAAATGGAACGAGACCGACATCAAAGTGTCGGAAGTTCTCAAACTCACACCTGAAAAACCAATATTCGGGCATATATCCGGCAAACGTTCTAATACACACTGGATTTGTTTCATGAAAGAAATTATAAAGGAGGAATAAGAGATGAAGATTAAATTATTGCAAAGATTAAGGAATGATATTTTACAAAATTTTGAATATCATGATGGTGGATGGAGTGGATATTATAGAGTTATCTATAAAGGAACGAGGTATGAGTCAGAAATAGTAAGCGGTTTAAATTATTTTCTTACAGGTGGATACTGGTTTATTAGAAAAGTTATTATCGAAGAAATAAAAAAAATGAGAGAAAAGTCTGATATTAAATTTATGTATATAAAAAAAGATAGTTAGATGATTAAAGGAGGAATAAGAGATGAAGAAAATAATGTTCAATGATAAATACGGACTCACCCAAGCCGTACTTGAAGGTCTAAAAACACAGACAAGGCGGATAATTACTCCTCAGCCGACATATCAGGATAATTGCGGAATTTGCTGGAAGGGTTATGCTTACGGTCTTAGTCTTAGTAATGAGCTGTTAGGCTGTTACATAAATTTTGTATCAGGAACTGAATATGACAAGTCGTGCAAAAGATACAGGAAAGGAGAGTGTGTTGCAGTGGCACAGAACTATGGAGACTGTGGAAATCTTCCTGATTATGAGCTTGACGAGGAAGGGTATCCAATAATGCCTAAAAGAAGCGGATACTTCAACAAAATGTTTGTCCGTGCCGGCCTTATGCCCTACCAAATCCGCATAACCAATGTACGTGTTGAACGGTTACAAGATATTTCAGATGAAGATTGTTTGAAAGAGGGAATAATAAAAGGCAAAGTCGGCAGTGAAGATACCCATTTTATGGACGCATATTATATTCCGACATTAAAAAAAGATCCTTTTTGCACGCCACAAGGGGCTTATTCATACTTAATCGACAAGATAATCGGTAAAGGCACATGGGAGAGAAACCCCTATGTATTTGTGTATGATTTTGAATTGGTAAAGTGAAATTATGGAAGTAGATAAAATAGAGGCATTTGATTATATGCTCCATCTTTTTGAGGAGTGGCGGGATAATCATGAAACGATTAAGGGCAAACCGTTTCCTAAACTTACAGCCATGAAACTGCTGTTTTTGGCTGCTGCTCCTAAGGAAGATGGAGGCGATGACCTTTTAGACATATTTGATAATTTCTATGCTATGCCATATGGCCCGGTGGAGAGTGATGTATATAATGCAATGTGCGAAGATAAACTTCCTTCGTTTTCGGTTAAATATCGTAGTATTGAACCAAGAGAAGGTGCGGAACCGTATAACGCAAAAAGATATAATTGCAAGCTTTATCACAGAGTAAGAAATGCTGTAAATGACCTGAAAGAGAAAAATGAAAAATTGGTGTTACTAAATGCCTTTGAACTAGTAGAGATTACTCATAGATGGTCTAGTTGGGATCGGGCGATGAATTTTGCTGAATTTATGAAGCAATTGAGTGCCAAGATGTCTATTGATTCTATTAGGGATTCAAGCAAGATATTCGATTTAAAATGAAATATAATCATGGAAGGAAAAGAAGTAGGAGTAGAGATGAAAGGGAATGCCTGTACATTCCCATAGAAAGCGAAATCACGCACTTTTCTTATCGCACACCAAGAACGAAAAGTATTTAGACCTTTTAGGGTAAATCTTTTTACCGTTCTTGATGATATAACGGCAGAATATGCGGATTTTCCCACTTTCATTTTGAACTTGATCTTTCACATTAACACCTCCTTTCCGTTTTGCCTGCCGACCTGTATCGACAAGCTATAAGTTGCACCCTGTCAAGTGCAACTAAAAAAAGCCCAAAGTTACAGGACATTGGGCTTAATGTCTTTCTCACACGAGAATGGACAAGATGATGGCGAATGACAGTTCGCCGGATCGGAGGTGTTAATGTTCCGAATCAAGTTCGATGCAAATATACTTCGATATTTAGTTATCAAATATCAAATTAACTCTTTTAACAGTTTAGTTAACATTGTTGTATTATGAGTAAAAAGAAAATCTACATCTCCCTACCCATTACCGGCAGGGACTTCGATGAAGTGGAAAGTGAAATACTATACGTTTCGGGAGTCCTCGAAATGAAAGGATACCGTGTCGTCACACCGATAGACTTCGATGTAAACCCCGATTTGGACAAACCCTATCATGAACTTCTGGGAAACGATATAAAGGCACTTATGGAATGCGATGCGATATGCCTTTGCCCCTGTTGGGAAAAATCCAAAGGCTGCCAGTTAGAACATTTCGTGGCCCAACTATGGGATAAGGAGATAATAGAATTTGAACGATTAAAATACAGTAAGATATGGAAAGAAAAGTAGGAGAAATATTTGAGTACAACGGAGAATGGTATCAGTGTATTCATACAAAATCTCTTGGATGTGAGAATTGTGATTTAGCTACCAAGAGTAATATTCATTGTAGTGATGTATTTGAGATAAGAGGAGAATGTTTATCATGTTATAGAAAAGATGGTAAATCTGTAATCTTCAAGAAACTTGAAAAGGTCGGAGAGCCTATTAGGATAGAGAATAAATCATACCAGAAAATAAAGGTTTCTGATGCTCTTTGTAATAATTGTGCTTTTTATGATAATTTTTCAAGAGACTGCAAATTGAATGGCCACATAAATCATTATCCAACATATTCATGCTTAATAAATGAAATGTTTGTAGAAATTAAACAAAACAAAGAAAATATGGAAGAAAGAGAATATTCAGAAGAGGATATGAAGAATAATCCTCGTTTTAAACACCATAAAAATATTGAACAAGTTATCAATATGCAAAAGATGAAACCCTTTGACCTTGAAGCAGCCAAAGCTGGTAAGCCAGTATGTACAAGAGATGGAAGAAAGGCAAGAATTATTTGCTTTGATACTATTAACAAAGGTAATTATCCAATTATAGCATTATTGGAAGATAAAGGATCTGAAGCTATATTTTATTACAACAAAGATGGAAAATGTAATGTTGGGACTGAACTAGATCTCATGATGCTCCCCGAAAAGAAAGAGGGATGGATAATTATTCATAAAGAAGCCATATATGATAAAGAAACTGCCGAGAAAATTGCAAGAGAAACCACAGCTAATGTTATTAGAATACAAAAGATAGAATGGGAGGAATAGTTATGGCATGGGTGGCAGTACATAAGAATGGGGATGAAGTTATTTTTGACTTTGAACCATACAGATGGAATGATTCCTTTTGAGTGGAAGATATTGCTGATGACATATACCTTCCAAAAGGAACTATCAAGAAACTCATAGGCAGAGATTTGACTTGGAGCGATGAACCCGTTGAATTAAAGGAGGAATAAACTATGTGGATAGCAAGGGACGAAAGTGGAAAATTGTTTATGTACTCAACTAAACCATTTAAACGTGAGTGTACATGGGGATTTAGAGACAAAAATACTACTGTTGTTGTATTAAGTGACAGTTTATTCCCAGAAGTAAAATGGGAGGATAAAGAACCAAGAGAGTTGATATTGAAATAATTATGTAAGACGAATAAATCTGATATATATATTTTAACAAATAAAGTCATTAAAAATGATTGTTTTATTAACTGGAATACGTATATTTGCAACGTCATATCGTTTGATATGAAAATTTAAGGGTTTTACCTTGAACCTTGAACATGCGCATTAAGCGCGATTACAATGGGCATTATGCCAGATTTATACTAAGCCATCTATTGTGGGATGGCTTTCTTTATTTTTATTATTTCATTTATGGCAAAGACAGTAGTAGTTTTAGTAGATGGGCAGAACCTGTATTATAGTCTGCAAGAGATGAGTATTATAGAGAAAGAAGTTGATTGGACGGTATTATTCAATTCAATGATTGATGCCGGAGAAGAACTTATACGAGCCTATTGGTTCAGGCCAGCCAAAATACTTGATACGTATTATACGGAAACCAATATTCGTAATTCAATTGTATACAAGAAATATAGGACCCATCTTGAAAATTATAAAAATGGTAAATTTTCCGCTATACCTAAGACAGTACAAGATAGTGTGAATAGTGAATGCTCTTCAATTTTGGAATGGATTAAAAAGCAAAAGGAGAAATTTGCCAATATAGAATATGCCTACGATCAATTATGTCTTGAACATGATAATATAGAAATGGTTAAAACAGGAGTTTTAAAAATTGATCCATATAAACATACTTATGTTGGTGAAAAAGGAGTTGATATTTCACTAGCTGTGAAAATGATTTCCCTTAGTGTTGGTAAAAAATGTGATAAAATTATTCTTGTCAGTGGAGACTACGATTATTCAGAAGCAATAAGGTTTGTTAAAGACAATATGACAAAAATTAATGTAGTAAAATTCCATAAAGGCTATCCACCGAGGAATCGTAGCATGTCAAGAGATCTTAGTGTACTTGCCGATAAGGTCGTAGATGTTTATGAAACCGACCTTAAAGGGAAATATAAAAAGGTATAATTACCCTCTTTTTTAGGTATAGAGCTGCCTACGGGCAGATTTCCTTTTTTTTCGATGCTATCTCAAATTTTATTTTGAGATAGCTTTTTTATTTTATAAACCTTATAAAATTATATAAGACAATAAATAATGAAACGAATCATTGAAGAGATAGTTAAGATTGAAAATAAAGTTGAACAGTTAAAATTGTTTTGATATGAACATTGAAATATTGAAAGAGGAGTACAGCCGGAAGATGGAGAAGGCTCTGAGAAGGGGAGACTTCGCATTGTTTGACAACTTGCGAAGACAATACGACCGACTCCTGCAAACCCGTGAGCAAGTCCCGGCAAAAACAATCACCGACACCATGAGCAAAGAGGACAAGGAGAAATGCAATCGCCTCCTGAGAAAAATTCCCGTGTTGGCCGACATTGCAGAATCCTCCGCCGTCGATTTGCTCTCACTACTGAAAAAATATGACGGCACTGTTACCCTTCCTATGCTGGAAGAGCTGAGAGCGTTCAACCACATAGCCCGTGACCTGCGATCCATCATAGACCGTGTAGGCGACGAATCTTTTTCCATTTCCTTTGGAGATACATGCGACAGGGTGAACGAGAAAATCGAAAGCATATTTGATGAAAATTAGGAATAAAATATGAGTTATAAAAAATTGTTTGAAATATGATTGAGAGTATATACAAGTCATATCCTTTCTGCGAGAATTGGGAGAAGAAACATTGCAAGAGTGTCATTGAGGAAGCCTATCAGTGGGGTGAACAACTCAAAAAGGAAAATATTAAGCAAAAAATTGGCACAAGAATAAACATGATGAGATTTTATAATGGTACGAAGCAGGATATAAACAGGAACTTCAAAGTTAGCAAAAGTTAAACTCTTGATTATGAGCAAAATAAGGCTGTAAATATTTTTCTAACTCACTGATAATGAGTATCTTT